GGATCTGAATACCTGATGCAACATCAGTTAATCCAGCCCAGTTTGACCAATACACCCAACCGTTTTCCATATCATTGACCGGTTGTCCGTTGATAAGGAAAGATGTATTACGCTGATCAAAACCTCTCAATGAAATACGGCTATCACCATATCCACCTCCTTGTTTTGTAGCATAGACACCTGGTGTCTTGTTCATTATTTCAGGAAATTCTAAATTACCTGTCTTTAATTGAACTTCTTGAGCTGAAATAGTACTTACGGCGATTGGCGTCTCCCTTTCTTTGGCAACGTCAATAACACCCGATGTAACTACTACTTCTTCAAGCTTTTCAATGATAACCTCTTTTTGGTCACCACCTCTGTCTTGAGCGTAAGCTCCTAATGTTAGAAAAACTAACAGTAGTGTAACGAGTTTTCTCATTAAAATTTAATTTAAATTAAACAAAATATAACCTTTACATCGATCAATTTTGATCGTGTTCTAATTCGTAATCTCTTTAACCTGTTTACTAGTCATGATCGCACTCTATAAGGTACTCTTCCCAGTCCTTTTCAGGTCTTTCATTAGGAAAGTAGTAACATTTATATTCGTTATCATCTGTGAAATATATTTGTTTGGTGAAATAGGAAGGAATGTTAGCTCCTGTGGGTAATATAGAATCCGAAAATTGTATAAATACAGTTACTATTAATTCCTGTGCATCATCCCATCTTCTTTCTTGCTCTTCTAATAATCTCCATGCTCCTCTATTAAGGTATTGGTTTTGTAGAGCGCTATTTAGATAGGTGAATGTCTGTTTTAAATTTTCTCTAGAATCAGAGAATGTTGCTGCAGGTGCGAGATGACCTTTATCCCATACGTTTTTATAGTAGTCAGCATTATCAGATGTATGGTAATCATCTTCAGTATAAAAGTTCATAGACCCTCTATCTACATTTTTAGGTCTATTACTAGATCTATAAGTAAGTTCAAGTGGCTGTTCTTTTGTTTCTGAGTAAATTACAGTAAAGATATCAGTATCAATTATAACTTCTTCTCTTAATTCTGTATTACCTGTAGGTTTTCGTAAATCCTGTGCTTTTGTACAAGATAACGTTAAAACTAATAGACTTGTTAGAAAAATTCTAACCTTTGTATTCAAGACCATAAAATTTATAATTTCTATTAACGTATTCATCGGTTCCATCCTTTAAGATAGCATCCTCCTCGCTATCATAAATAGCATCAACTGGGCATTCAGGCAAACAAGCTCCGCAATCAATACACTCTTCGGGATTAATATATAACATGTCTTTTGGACCTATTTTCATCCCATCAACTTCCTGCCCTAGTCCTTCAACTTCTATAGGTCCATTAATACAATCCACCGGGCATACTGCAACACAAGCTGTATCGCAAGTAGACTCACAAGGTTTACCGATTATGTAACTCATTCTCCGAAGTGTCTTTCTATAGTCTCTAGTACATCGTCTGCTTCTGCTAATGCAGTAATTGCTTCTGTTGCATTCTTATAGAAATCTTCTGTAGAATGATCACCAATACCTGCTGGATGCTCTGTTAGTAACTCTAACGTCAATAAAGCTTTCGATCTTTTAGCTTCGAACTCTTTTTTAAGCATCTTTATAACTGTATACTGTGCCATTTTTTATTTATTTATTTAACCAAATATTTCAACTCTTATATCTTTTATCATCTCAAAACCTCTTTCAGCTAGATGGCCTCTTCCTTCTCTAATCATACGATCCCACCCACAATAATAAATAAGGGGTTTATCTTTTCTATTATCAATTAAATCTAAGTAATGTTCGTGAACATATCCTGTTTTACCGTCCCATTCCTCTCTTGATAATACTGGTACAAATTCGAAATTAGGAACCATTTGTTCTAGTAATTTCATTTCATCCCAATAACATATATCTTCTTGTGTTCTTGTTCCAAAAAATAATTTAATATCTTTAGTTTTAATATCATTTTCAGCAACATAGTTGATCATAGATCTAAATGGACTGATACCAGATCCAGTAGAGATAAAGAAAATATCTCTATCAATCTTTTCTGGTAAGACAAAACTCCCCATTGGTCCTCTGTAAATAAACTCATCTCCTATCTTTGCTTCATTGAACAAGTATTCACTCATAGCACCACCCTTTAGGTAAGTTACTATAAGTTCAAATTTATTTGTTCCATCTGGCCAAGATGCTACCGAGTAGTTTCTTACAGCTGATCCTTCTAATCCTGGTTTCATACATAGTTGTATTAATTCACCAGAAGTATACTTTAATTCATCATATAATGGATCTTCAAATATAAATCTCCAATTTGATTTTGTCTCTTTAATTATATCTACTAATACTGCTACGTTCATTATACTTCTCTTTGATCTTCAAATGCTATGATATGGGGTCTCCATGTCATTCTATAACCATTATCTCTCACCCAATCAAATAATATAGGGTAAGACTTATGTAAAGCTTCTCTACTATCTCCTGCCGGCATAAACCATACTTTATCCTGAGGAGTATCTAATATTTCTAAACACTCTAATATTTCTTTAAGAGCATTTTCATCTTTACCGTCCCATACAGGTTTAATATGGTAATCTGAATGATATGCTATACTTTCTTTTATTGCAGGATAATTAAGTCTAAACTTATTATGCTGTTTAATCATTCTCTCATCAGTAATTTTTCCTTCAGGAGTCTCAACCCCGATAACAGGAACTGAATTACTGAATTTAGGACTAATACTAAGGAGGTTAATAGGAAAGTCAGTAGGAAGGAAATGACTTCCTTCATTTTCCATAGTAATGAAGATATCTCTCTCATGAGCAAGATGTGTTAGTTCGTTAACAAGTTTTTTATGCATAGTAGGAGAACCCCCTGTTAGCATCATTTCAGATATATGTGGATTATCATCATACATTTTGATAATATCATTAAAGGTAAACTTACCTTTTTCTGGATGTATAGAAGTATACCAACTATCACACCATCCTCCTTCTCCAAAGTAACATCTATGAGTACATCCAGTAGTTCTAATAACAACTGTAGGATACCCTGCTCTTGAACCTTCAGATTGAACAGCAGTATAGATTTCTACAATAGGTAAGTTTTTATCGTAATCTTCTACTCTACCTAATGACATTAACCTTCGTATATTGATGAGTTTCTCTCTGCTTCCCAACATTCTACTTTAACTACTTTGACTCTACCTCCGCCTGTTAAAGCCATTCTTTCGTTAAACTTATCGAATACCATTTTAGCACAAGATTCTGCACCCATAGCATCCATTACTCTTAGAGCACATAGACCTAATTCCTCCATGTATTTAAATGTCTCTAATTGAGGATCATCTTTTTCAATTAATACAGTATGATCCCACATATAATTCATCCAATCTTTTAGACCGTTACCAGGAGTTGGTTCTGCATCAGTAGATTTAAATCCACCATAATCCATAATCCAATTCATTTCGTCTAATTGTTTTTCTTCCATTGGTTCAATAGATTCGAACCATACTTTAAATTTTAAAGCATACCCGTGTAATAACTCACAATGTGAATGAGCTGCTTTATGTTGTCTTAATGCTACTGAATAATTGTCAAATAGCTTTGTTGATTGATATTTTCCCATAACTTTTTTTTAAACTAATTCTTCGATTATACCTATTACTTCTGATACTACTAGTACACTAGCGCCTGCCAATATATTGAATGGCAGTAGTATATATCCAAATATACGAATTCCTGATTTAATAAACGACACAAATTGATGTTTTTTTGCGTCAGGGTGAGCTTGATTCATAACCTTTTTTTCTTTATTTTCCATTTCGTGTTTTTAAAGTGGTGCTACGACACTATAGTCATTATATTAATATACGAATATTATTATAATTATACAACTTTTTAAAAATTTTTATAATTAAATGGATCTCTCTTTTTAAGTTCAGCAATTTTCTTTTGATATTCTTTTTCTTGCCTCCATTTTTTTATAATTTTATGTATACTTTTTATCATTTCTTTTTAATTAAAAAATTATTAATTACTAAAAAATTAATTCTTGATTCCAGAAACCTTTTTATAGCCTGATCTGGATCTAATGTGATAGTTTGATCTTTTAAATTAAATGATGTGTTTAAAAGAATAGGTATATTACACATTCCTCCTACTTCCTTTAATAATTTATAATAAATAGGATTTTGTTCTTCTGTAACAGTCTGAACTCTACAGGTAGCGTCTACATGTGTTGCTGAAGGTATTAGTACGGTCTTACCTTTTACAACTTGGTTCATATAAGGTATATCTTCTTTCATATCAAAAAATTTACTTGCTTCTTCTTTTGGTACAGAAGGTGCAAAAGGTCTAAATCCTTCTCTTTTTTTAATTATTTGATTAAGTCTTTCTCTCATAATAGGGTTTCTAGGAGATGCTAATATGGACCTATTACCTAAAGCTCTCGCTCCAAATTCCATTCTACCTTGAAACCATCCTATGATATTTTGAGCATTTAAAAGTTGAGCTGTTTTAGTTATAAGTTTTTCTTCTGTTAGCTTAAAATACTGTAATTTATCTTTGTATTTTGCTAAAACCTTATGTACTTGTTTATTAGTAAAATTTGGACCTAAGTAAGGTGAAACTTTAGTATGTTTTTTTAAACAAGCTCCTATAGCAGACCCAGCATCAGAAGGTGCAAATGGTACATGTACACAATCAAAATAATTATATGCTAAGGCGTTCGCCACCCCATTGTACGCGCACCCTCCTCCTAGACATAAGTTGGTGGTACCTGTAAGTTCTTTTGATTTTTTTACCAAGTATACAAATTCTCTTTCGTATATTTTCTGTAATGCTGCTGCCAAGTCCATGTGGTCTTGTAAAACCGGTTCCTCTGGTAGTCTTGGGGGTAATTCTAATAGTCGACATAATCTTTTATTAAACATAACCTGGTCTGAATACTCCCAGGTAAAGTATCTTTGTAATAAATATAAATTACTACCAGATCCTTTAAATAGTTTATTCAGTTTTTCGTAATATCTACTAGGATCACCATATGGGGCGAGACCCATTACTTTATACTCACCTTCATTGGGTTTAAAGCCCAAAAACGATGTAATTGTTGAGTATAACATACCCAGTGAATGTGGGAAACTTATTGAATGAACTTTAGTAATACTATTACCCTGTCCTTTTGATATAGTTATAGTTTCAAATTCTCCTACTCCATCGATGGTAAGTATGGCAGCCTCTTTATATGGACTGGTGTAGTAACTAAAGTTAGTATGTGAACGATGATGATCTACGAACTTAACTCTTCCTTTATAACCAATAGATTTTAGAACTAAAAAAGGGTTTTGCTCTTTAAATCTTTTTTTTGCTTTGAATCTTAAAAATAAGGTCCTTAACGGCCTTTTGTTAAATATTTTATATACTCTTTCTTCTTTCTTTTTAGGTTTTTCATACCAACATACTTCTTTTATGTCTGCTAGTTTAATTCTACCTTCTTCAAGACAGTATTTAATAGCATTGATAGGAAAACTATCATCGTGTTTTATACCGGTGAATCTTTCTTCTTCTGCTGCTGCCATAACTTGCCCGTTAACTACTAGACAAGCAGCTGAATCATGATAAAAAGCTGATATTCCTAATTGTACCATTATATTAAGTTGTTATTGGTTTTTTTAACTTTCATCGGATTATTATGCATGAATCCAACTAATGTATATCTATCACCAACACAGTTGTTAACCCTATGAGGTTCATCACCGGTGAAATATAACATTTTACCTATTTCTGGACTATATACCTTGTCATCAAAAATAAGTTCTCCTCCTTCAAAATCTGTATTTAAAAAAATTACGAAAGACCATGGATTGAGATGTCCATGTGGCTTTACTATTTGTTTTATAGACTCATCTAACAGTTGGACTCTTACTTTTTTAAAGTCAAATTTATTAAACTTATTAGTTTGCAAATCAACACCCATCAGATTCTTATAGTAATACTTATATATGTCATCATCTTGATGTTCTTGAAGACTTTTATCAAATAAGGATATAAAGTTATTTGATTCTTCCGGTGTTAAAAAGTTTGAGAATTCTACTAACATTATCTTGGGTTTGGTACCATTCTAAATGTACAGGCAGGTCTTCCATTTATTATCGGCATACCAAACTCGTCAGTATTAATAGTCTTAATTTTAACTTTTTTATTTTTGAATCTACCCATAAGAATAGTATCACCTACCTTTACGTCTAACTTAATCATATTATAATATACGAATTTTTAAAATTATATCAAACTTTTTATTAAAGCATCTTTTTCAAGAAATATTGTACAGCTCCATCTTTCTCCCTCAGTTATTTTTTCAACCCAATGCAATTGAGCTGGTCCGAATATACAGACATTACCTGGTGCTTTATTTATTTGATTAGTTCCGTTATTATCTACGAATAGTCCTCCTCCACTATAGTCATTCTCATTAGCTAACTGTATTAAAATAGTATACAGTCTCTCTCTTAGTATAGTTTTTTTATCTACTGATAATACGTGGTCAATGTGAGGTTTAAATTCATAACCTTTCAAATACTTCTGTACTATAAATTCATACCCTAAATTATTAATTTGATATTTAAGATTTAGGGATTTAAGCCATTCTATTATTCTATGAGACATCCAATTGTACTCATCTGAACTATGCCAAGCTATATGATCTGCTAAATTATGACCTCCATCTGGATCGTGTTGGCCATCGTTTATATTAGGGTGATATGTTCCTATAACTCTATCTTCTAACTTATTTGCATAAGATATAATTTTTTGAGTTTCTTGCTTACTAAATAAAACCTTTTGATGTAGTAACATATATAAATTTTATATAACCTTATTAGTTTTTAAAGTAAATTCATGTAAATTTGTCCATGCATTTTTAGCTGGTAATACCTCCCTTACACTTTTTAAAAATTCGCTGTGTTCTGGATGATTAGGGTTGTGTACTTCTTGTTTTATAAACTCTCCTTCTTGCATAACTCCCCAATCTTGTATTTTACTAAAAAATATCATAGCTTTATGATCAAATATTTCTCTAATTAAGTTGTAAAATATTTTCATTTCTTTGTAATTTTTTTGCTGTACTACAAACGATGTGTTTATAAATCTTATTGTAGGTATAGTTGCAATAAATTTTAAATTTTCAATAAGTTCTTCCCAATTGCCGTTTATTCTAGTTTTATTTTCGTATGTATCTTTTGTACCTGCATCTATACTTATTTCACAAGTACCAATATAAGGTTGAACTTCTTTCATGCTATCCCACATCTTTTTCGTCCACCTTGTAGCATTAGTATGTAAATGAATATTTTCTAATTTAGGCCAATCAGATTTTTTAAAGTTTCTTAAAAAATTTCTAAAACCTACCGATACAAATGGGTCTCCTGAACCGGTTATGTATATCCTTTTTAAAGTACTGCTGTACTGTTCTTTAATTAATTCTATATCACCTTCTACTTCTTTAATCTTTTTGCTGTTTGCAGTAAATAATTCAATACGACAGGAAGGACATTCAAGATTACAGGTCCTATCAAAAGAAAAGAAGACTGTTTCAGGTGTGCTTTCTCCTTTTTTGTAATCGTCTATAGCTTTTTGGACATTTGGAGGTAATATACTATCTTTCCTAAATAGAGTTAGGGTATTCATCATATCAGTATTATCTGCTTTTACTGGATGTCCTTTTACTTTTAAAGTATGAAGAAAAGGGCACATATTAGAATCACAATACTTATATGAACCATCTAGGATACTTTCTCTTACTAAGTTTGCTTCTTCAGATTCCCATGCTTCTTTTGGAGATACATTTTTAGGAAGATCTTTTTTTAACCATGCAGCGCAACATAAATATCTATCATTATCGTGTACATCTAAGGTAAGAAATGGTCTAGAACATATATAGTCTTTAAAAATTTCCTTATTCATAACATATCTTTTATATAAATAGAGAAAGCCGCACAAGGCGGCTCTCAATATATTATAACTGAATACTAAAGATTTTCGTACTCGTTAATAAACTCGATGAACCATAAAATTAATTGTGATTCTTTAGCAGCATTCCATGCAGCAGTTAATTCAGTAACTAATGTTCTGTAATTAACCACGTTTGTATCTGCAGAAGTATCATAAAAACTGCTAGCTGCAGTAGTCATTGATACAGTCCCAGATTTAATGGCATTATCAAATAGCCAATCTGCTTCCGCGCTTATCAACCCATCTAATACAGATGGTGTAAGACTTGTGCTAGTAAGACCTATAGAAATAGAGTCAATAGCTTTATTTAAATTAGTATCTGAAATAGTTGCTGCTACCATAACATCTAACTTATCTCTAAGAGATTTAAAGTTCTTCATAGTTAAGACATTAGCCTCTAAAGCATCTGCCTCAGCTTGCAACGTAGTTACTTGAGCTGCTAATGTAGTATTAGTAGCTGTTAAAGTAGTAATCTGACTAGTTAAGTCAGTGTTAGTAGCACCTGAGTTTGTAATAGTAGTGTTTAATGTTACTATATCTGCCTCTAAGTCTGCAACTTCTGTTGTCAGAGTTGTAACTTGAGACGTCAAAGCGGTTACATCATCATTTAAACCTGCAATAGTCGTTACATTAGCTGTATTAGTAGCTGATAACGCTGTATTTTCGGTTGTTAATGTACCGTTTGATGTAGTTAATGTACTTACAGATGCAGTTAACGTTTCAACTTCAGTAGTTAAATTCGTCACCTGTGTTGTAAGATCAGTAACTTGGGTAGTTAATGCATTATTTGCAAACTGCAAATCTTGTGTCTGAACATTATATCCAGCTTTGATTGCATCTACCTCGTCAGGAGAAAACCAGTCGGATTTCTCACAGCTCACACTCACTCCGGCAAGTGCAAACATTAAAATAAAAATTGATTTATTCATAATTACATTTTTAAAAAACGTAGTGGCGGGGACAGGATTCGAACCTGCGACCTCCGGGTTATGAGCCCGGCGAGATACCACTTCTCCACCCCGCAATCCTTAATACTATAATCTTGTAAATACCCAAGCCTGAGAACTGTCAGGTTTAGCTACAACAAAAATATCATTTCTGATAGTAAATCCTAATAAATATTCTTCTTCAATATCAGTTCTAATAACTAATAATTCTCCATCTACTACCTGTAATTCACCTTGTGAAATAATCTCTGATCCATTTCTTCTTGTAAAGGTGTTGTTTACTTGTATAATAAGTATTTCATTATCCAAGTTTATCCAGTATCCATACAATGATGGATCTATTTTCTCTACTTTTTGAGCTTCCAAACTATTGAAAGTAAAAAATAACGCTATTATTAAAAATAATTTTCTCATATTAATGTCCTAAATGCATCCCTAACAAAACTCCTAGAGCGAATATAAACCAATCGAAAACAAAATGCAATACAAATGATAATGCAAATATTTCTCTCCAATTACATTTACATACTTCTACGTATTTTGATAGTTTCTTACGCATAATCTGCTAATAATTTTTCTACGTGTGTTTTAGCTACTGAATAATCTACTGGTCCAGTTTCGTCCTCATATTGAACAGGGTCATCGACACCCAAGCCAATAAATGCTTCAATCCTTTCCACTGAACTTGCGGATTTATAGTCGCTATTCCCGCTAGGAAAAGGCTTATAAGAAGTATTAGTACGTTTATATACATCTTCAAAATTAATTCCAAGCTCTTTAACCAATTCTTGCCCATCTTTTAATATTCCTAATTTATCTGTTTCTATATAAGGTATGAAAAAACCTACAGTATCTGCATCCCAATTACCAATTTTAAATGCTTCATAATCAGCATCTCTAAACTCTTGTCTACAGTCTGGGTAAATTGCATGATCACCAGCGTGAATACCTAGAGCGATATCACACTCTTCTTCAGTTCTTTTAGCTATAGATAAAGCTACTGCTTGAGTAATAGAAGAGAAAATTTTATTTCTATTAGGTACCACAGTCGCTACCATATTTTCTTCTTCATAATGACCTTCTGGTACATCATCACCTCCTTCTACAAGATTTGAATCTAATAAATTAACCAAACCTTCTAATTTAATAACTTGATAATTAACATACTGACCATTATCGTTTAAATAATCCACTAATGATTGTGCTCTTTCAAGTTCAACTCTATGTTTTTGACCGTAATCAAAAGATATAGCTGTTACATTATCATACTCTGATAAACATCTGAGTAATAAAGTTGAGGAGTCCATCCCTCCGCTAAGACTAACTACAACATTTTTTTCCATTTGTATAGTAATTAAATTTGCCAGGTATTTGAAGCGTATAGGCAAACGCTATTGTAATATAGAAGTTAAGGAATTTTTTACAGACTCCCAACGTTCTACATATGTTTTTAAATTATATACTTTTCCTCCTTCGTTTAACTTTTCTCTTGCAATCATATTAAGTGCAGAACCAAAGTTTGAAGGATATCCAAGGCTCTTAATATATTCTGTATTATTATCGCCTTTAACTACGTTCTCAAATACGGTAAAACCGCCTGATTGAGATCTAGTAATAAAAAATGGATCCAATACTGGATCTTTTATAACTGTATCCGTTTCCGGAATACTATTAGGGTTTCGTAACATTTATGATAGTATTAGTTCTTCTAATTCATTTTTGGTTAATAAACCGGTTTTTGTAATCTCTGAACCATCTTCTTTTATTAAAACAGTAAATGGTATAGACCTTACTTTGTATTTGGCTGCAAGTCCAGTTGTATCTTTATCAACGTTTATATTAATAAATTCCACCTGATCTTTAAATTTAGGTGTTACTTCGTCCCATATGTCTGAATATGTTTGACAAGGTCCACACCATTCCGCCCAGAATTTGATAAGTTTTTTCATCTTCCTCCTTTATTCTTATAGTAAGACATTCTAGATTGTTTTCTAGTAAACTTTTTGTCTTTACTATCTTTATTTTTAAAAACTGGAGAAGCTTTATATGTTTTTAACCACTCCATAAGTTGGGTATATCTACCCTTAGCTGAAATTTTAGACATAGTATTTATTTTATATATTAAATATACGAAAAATACCTCTAAAGACCAACTCCTTTTGGGGTTAATTTATCGGTATCTTCTTCTTTACTATCTTCTAAAAATGTGTTATATTCTTTAATTTTACGTTTCAAAAAATTAACACTTTCAATTGGACCTTCCCATTTTACTCTTTTATAAAAAGTAAGGTTATTTCCATCTTTAATCAACTCTTTAAGTTCCTCAATAGGAGGAAGTTTTACTGTTTTCATAATAGCAGTGTTTGTTCGACATAGCAATTACTCCTGATCCCATTTCCTTTCCGGACAAGGATTTTCTAGTGGAGAAAAAGCTTTTTTGCTTAATACGCAACCACATTCTATACAAACAATAACACCAAACCTATTCTTTAGTTTGTTGTCACAGCCATCACAGACACTAAGTCTGTATGCTGCTTTTTTAGCTTGTTCTTCGGTGGGATTAACACTTATAGCCCAAGCTGATAATATTTCTTTTACGTTAACCATCACATGATAGGCAATCTAGAGCGGTTCTTGAACCTATATCTCCGTTGATTACTGAATCTGTTCTTAAATAATATAATGTTTTAATTCCAAGTCTCCAAGCTGTTTGATGTACCTCATTAATAAACTTAGGACTATCTGTTGGATCAAACGCTAAATTTAATGACTGTGTTTGATCAATATATTTCTGTCTAGCAGCTGCCTGCTCTACTAATTGCAACTGATTTATCTCAGCAAACGTTAAAAATATTGGTTTATCGTCTGCAGGCATAATATCTTCTGGTAGATTTGCTATACTACCTCTATCTTTCATAATTTGGTCCCATACTTCTTCAGTATTAGCACCTTTTTCTTCTAAATACTCTTCTAAAGCTTTATTTTTTCTAATAAAAGTACCTTTTGCTGAATTAAAAGTAAATACATTCGCAGGTATTGGTTCTATTCCTGCTGAGACTCCTCCTGCTATTGTACTATTTGATACTGTTGGTGCAATTGCAAGTAAATGTGTATTTCTCATACCAGTACCCTTACACCATAAAGGCTCTCCGTACTCTTCAGCTAGTTGTCTTGAAGCAGCTTCTGCTTTATTTTTAATATCTGAGAATATTTGGTTAGTAAGTGATGTAGCTGCTATAGATGAGAAAGGTACTCTCTTAGATTGTAATAGAGTATGCCATCCTAATACACCTAAACCTACTGCTCTACCCTTTTTTGCAGATCTATGAGGTCTAGCTAATGATTCTCTTCCGGAAGTTTTAGTTAAAAATTCTTCTAATACTCCATCTAAGAAGTATATTGAAGTTTCTACTAAATCAGTATTTTTCCATTCATCCCATTTAGTTAAATTAACTGATGATAAACAGCAAATAAATGAATGTTCTTCATCTGTATGTAAAGTAATCTCGGAACATATATTAGTCATACTAACATCTAAGTTGTTCTTTTTATATGCAGGTGGATTGTCATTATTAACATTATCACTAAACATTATATAAGGTTCCCCTGTTTCTACCCTGGATTTAAGTATCTGTACCCATAGTTCCATAGCTTCAGTCTCTCTATGTTCAAGTCTTTGCATAAATGCATCATCTACAATAATACACTGATGTAAATTTAAACACTGTCTATTTGGATCTCCTTTAGGTCTTCTAATTTGTAGGTATTCTTTGATATCTGGGTGGTTAATGTCAAGATTTACTGATGCTGCTCCTCTTCTTACAGCACCTTGATTAGTAGCAATGATAGTAGAGTCATAAATTTTAGCCCATGGTACAACTCCTTCAGAATTGCCAGTTGAACCGTCCCCTATTTTTTGACCTCTACCTCTTACTTTAGATAATCCTATTCCTACTCCACCTCCTAAAGAAGTTAGTCTCATTAATTCAGCATTAGTTAACCCTATACCTCTAATTGAGTCGGGTGTATCTATACCAAAACAAGATATTGGTAATCCTCTATCAGTTCCTGTATTAGAGAGAACTGGTGATGCTAAGTTTAACCAACCTTTCCACATATAACGGTGAAATTTATTTGCTAAATCTGGGCGATCTAATCTTTTTGCAATAGTATCAGCTACTCTTCTGAATGCTGTTTTTGGTGTTTCTCCAGGTAGTAAGTATCCGTTAGAAATAGTTGCTAACGAAACTTCATTCATCCATTCTGGATAATCTTTTCCTTTTTCCCATTGGGAATAATCTACTGTTAGTGTCATAACCTTTTATTTAAAATGCTGTCGACCAATCAAGGTGACCTTTACTATAATTTGTTACTCTGCTTGCAAAGAAGTCTGTATGTTGTTTACCTGCTATTACTGCATCAAACCATTTCATTGTTTTTAATGCTCCTTTGTCTATCTCTGCTGATGGTACAATAGGTGTAAGACCTAAATCCTTCATCTTTGTATTAATTCTATGTTTAATAAAATTCTTTAGCTCATCTTTAGTTAGATTTTCTAAGTCTCCTAATTCAAATACTTTATCTATAAAATCAAACTCTAATTTCATCATCATTTCAGCTGCATCTTCTATTTCATTAATTAGCTTTTTAGTTTTAAATTTAGGATTTTCTTCCATAAGAGTTCTAAATAACCAGCATCCAGCGTCAGAGTGAAGAGATTCGTCTCTTACAGACCATTCTACTATTTGACCTACACCTTTAAGTTTATTTCTCATTTTAAAAGATAGCAAAACTGCAAATGAACTAAATAAATTAACTCCTTCTGTAAATGCAGAAAATATAGCTAATGATTTAGCTCTTTCATGCCAGTTAGGAGTACCATCATGGTGGTCTCTAACATTCATTAACGTTTCTATCTTAGCCATAGTAGCTTCATCTTCTAAAAACTCTGAGAAGTCATCTAAACCTAATTGTTCATTTAATAAAGAGTAAGCTTCTGCATGAATTGTTTCACTAGAACCTAAAGTAGTGCCCATCATTATTACTTCTGGTTTCCTAAACCACTTAGTTACTAGTGTTGACCAGTAATCATTAACAACTGTTTCTGTTTGAGCAAATCCTTTTAGAATCTGACCAACAACGTTCTTTTCGTGGTCTTTCATATTAGACTTCCAATCGGTTACGTCTTGTGCCATCGGTACTTCTGTATGTAGCCAATGTGCCTGTTGTTGTTTAAGCCAGTAATCGTATGCTTGGGGATATTCGAAGGGTTTGTAGACAACTCTTTCTTTTAATAAACTCATATATCTTTATATATTATTGGGTGTGTTAGACAAAATAACCCGATTGATTTTTGTCTTTCGGGCCTTATATAAATATAGTATATATTACACTTTCAAACAACTTTTTACTATATTTTTTTCAATAAACTTAGTACACCTTCCTTAGACATAGGAGCATCTATTGCCTCTAGTTCTTCTTGTGAAGTTCTTTCTAAAAATTCAATCTGACCGTTGTTAGTGTTCATCTTAATATTATATGTCATCCCGTCTTGTCCATACCTATTTTTCATAACATGTACCCTACCGGTACCTAAAACCTTATCCTCTTTTTGTCTTGAAAGAGAGAAACACATATCAGCTACCATCATCTTATCGTAACTACCTGCTGCTTTATCTCCTTCTATAATACTATCTCTTGCTCCCATTCTATTTACCTGAGACGGTGTAATAACTGGTATTTTCATTTCTTTTGCAAGACCTTTAGTTGCTATAAATACATCATCTATTTCATCTTTTCTTTCATAGTTTCTACCTTTAGATGGTGCTTTTAAATAATCTACATAATCAATAACTACTAGATCTGGTTTATGATCCATATCTATACATTTTTGAATATGAGCTTTTATAGTATTAATAGATGCACCTTTTGGTGGATACTCTTTAACTATTAATCTTCCTTTTAATTCTTCTACAAGATCTGTAACTTCTTTTCTATGTTCGTTTACTTCATCTATACTGTATCCGGTAAAGTAACAGTCAAATCTTTTACCAACATAGTCTTCTCCAAGTTCTAAAGTATAAAAGTTAACTTTATAACCTAACCTTACAGCATGTCCAGCTATAGCTACCATTGCCCAAGATTTACCTCCTCCTGGTGAACCAAATACTATACTTAAATCTCCTGGTCCAAATCCACCTTGAATCCCTTCGTTGAGAACAGGCCACGGAGTAGGGATAGTAGGTCTATAATCAACCCTATAACGCGTTTCAATGTCTTTATTATATTCATGTCCTATATTTTTATCCATACCCGCCTTCATAGCATTTTCGATATTACTTCTAATACCGTCAAAATCACCTTTCTTAAGTAGATCAGCTGAGCTAAGTATAGCGTTCTTCATTTCTTGATTCTTACAAAACGTTGTAAATTCTTCTTGAACGTAGTCTAAATCATCTTGTGAAGCTTCGTATGAGTTTCTTAATTCTTCTTTTAAAGCTACTTGAAGTACTTCATTTTCTATCTTTTGAAGTTCAACTCTAAGTACATCCATAGTAACATTAGTATGATACTTATCGAAGTAACTTATAATCTGTCCGATTATCCATTTATGTGAATCAGCATCAAAATAATATTCATGTAAAACATCTCTAACATTAATTAGAAATCCTTTATCTGTAAGTAGTGAACCTAGTACTTTAAGTTGAAACCCCTTCCCGTATTGTTGTAAACTTTTTAGCGTCATTTATAACCTTTGTTGTAATATAATTATTTTTCTTCTAACAACCAACTGCTAGACTGTATTTTATCTCCTAATCCATCAATTAACTCTATTCCATACTGATTACATATGTTTGCTTCTGGTATAGTGTCATTGTTTTGATCTCCACCGTTAGCAAAAGCTATTTTATAAGTCTCATGAAATTTATTAAACATGCATTTTAAAGTCTCGATTTGAGTACTATCTTTATCTATTGAAATCCAAGCCATATCAACTACGCTTAGTGATCTTATAATTCTAACTCTTTCTTCTTCATCTTGAAAGAATTTAGAACCTTTCATTTCTCTTTGTTTATCGTTATTAACGATGACTATGAGAGCGTCACCTATTTCTTTTGCTTTTTCAAATAAATCTAAATGACCTTTGTGTAATGGGTTAAAGTACCCGCTAACTATTATTGCTTTTTTCATAACTTTCTGCTATTAATTTTTTATATTTTGTTGTTGACCAACCATGTCCTCTATCTAACCAGTGTATTGGTATTTTTAAAACGTCTCCTGTATATGGTTTACCGACATAATCTTCTCCTAAAAACCTTACACCGAAACTGCCTAATTTTAAAAGTTCATATAATTCTACTTCATAAGTGTAACTGTATACATCATCAATATACTTTATAGAAAGTAATATTTCTTTTCTTTCTTCGACCGAAAGTATAGGTTTTAACTTTTCAGGTCTCTCTATAGAAGGATCTGAATGTAAAAATACTATTAACTGAGTACAGTACTTAGAACATTCTTTAAACATTTCTATATAGCCTGGATGTATCACATCAAAATTACCTGCTACTACTCCTTTAATCATTTTACTGTTGTTAATCCTCTAAAGTTTTCTAACCAACCTTCCGTATTTTTTGTAACTCCTTCAATTTTATCTTGATCTAAATGATGTAAAAATGCACCTGTCTGTAAATCCGGTATTGGTGATTTTAATATTTCTTCAACATACTCTACTTCTTTATCATCTAATGCAGTATTATGTAGATCCATCAACTTAAAATTAGTCTCTACTCTATCCCAGTTATGAATAATTTTAGGAAAGATTTTCTTTTCATCTAATTTTTCTTCTGCTACTTTATAAACATACTCTAAGTCTGTCTTTTCTGTTAATAATTTAGGAAATTGAGAAACAATAGTCTTAATACCTAATCCTTTTACCCCCTGTAAGTTATCTGAGTTATCACCTAACAGTGCTTTAACTATATTATAGTTTGTAGGAAGTACCTTCAGCTCTTCAAAGATATTATCTTTTGTAAACGTTTTCTTCTTAACAGGAGCATATACCTCTATATTATTATTTACTAACTGTAAAAAGTCTTTATCAGATGATACAATTGTTACTTTTTTACCTGCTAATGAAGCTCTTTTAGCTAGATATGCCATTATATCATCGGCTTCTAACTTTTCTAATACCATTTGCTGTACTGGTAAACACTCTAAATAATCTTGAGTTCTAAATAACTGTCCTATTAGTGCTTCAGTCTCTTCTTCTTTGGTATCGTATAAACCCCAATGGGTAATTCTTGAGGTAGCTCTTTGTGCTTTATAGTTAGGATCAATATTCTTCCTATTTCCTGATCCACCTTTACCGTCCCACACAACTACAACTCTTGTTGGATCAAATATTCTAGTAACATACCCCAAAGAACGAAGAAACCCTACCAGACCACCTACATGGGAGCCTGATGGGTTCATCGCTTTGAGCAGCGAGAACGATCTAATTAGAGTGTTCATCGCATCAACGATCAGAATGTGATCGTTTAACGCTCGGGGTGGGGTCTCCTTTAAATTCTTTAGAATATTTTGATATGCCACTAGTCTAATAAATTAGGTGCTATTACATCTTCTTCCAGATCACCTTCTTCGATAAGATCGAAGTCTAAACTACCTACTAATTTTAACCAATGTTCCTTATGAGCATCTTTATACTTATCGATTTGTCTTTTATCGTCTGGTATAAATCCATGAGAAGTCATAACTACTCTTCCTCTAGATTGCACTCCTCCAATATGGTTCTTCTCTATCTGTACATTAGTACGTTTAGCAAACTCTACTTGCATACCGTCTTTTATAGCTTTAATCTTAGATGTACCTGGATTGGTAATGTTACCAAAGGTAACTACTAAGGTTGCATCATACCACATAGACATTCCACCTTTATTTTGAAGCTTAGGTTGACCCATCGGCGATTCAGGTTTCATAGTCCATACTTTATTGATAGCTACTAACGTATTAGTATAGGGTGAGTTTTCTTTTCTAGATAATAAGATCTTTTGATTAAGGTTATTACCAAACTGAGTAGACATTGCACCTGCATTCCATTCATTATTGTTCTTATTAGAACGTACTGATAGTTCACATGGTACTGAGCCTATACTATCCCAGAAGAAACACATATCATAAGGCAAGTTACCTTTAGCTTGTTCATCCATTAAGTCTGCCATATAGACTGCTACGTCTTCTATAGTATTTAACTGTCCTCTATCGGCATATAGAAAATGACCTTCATAATCGACAACAGTTCCATTTTTATCCTTAACTTCTTCAAACTGTAATCCCATTTCTTTTGCGTGTTCCCAAGACCATTTCATCTCAGTAACGATAAATACTGGGAGAATGCCCTGTTTTTGAGCATTCACCGCAGCTTCTAGTAGGGCAGTTGTCTTGCCCGTATCACTATGTCCACGCAATAGAGTGATGTGTCCGGTAGGAATACCGGGTAAAGATGTAATATCCTGAAAGGCTTGAGATAGTGGTATCCAACCTTGTTCTTTAAATTTTACAGAAGCGTTAGAATAACCTTTCTTCTGTTTAAAATTTGATAGATTGAACGACTTGCGTACTGCAGCAGTCGCTCTTGCTTTTACTTCTTCTTTCTTATTTGCCATTCTTATTCGTTAAATAAATCATCAAATTTACTTACCGTGTCTTTATTATCAGCAGTTGCTGTCTCTAAAGTAAAGTCTGTTTTGGCTGGTGCAGCTGGAGTTTCAGCTCCTGCAGCTGGAGCAGCTTCTTCTGCTGATCCTGGATTAAGATAGTTCTGTAATTGCTTCTTAATAAAGTCGTAATCATACTGAGTATGTACTTCTACTGGGTTAGGTTGAGTTTTTAACCAAGTATCTACTGAATCGTTATTATCTGATAAAGCGGTTTGTTTAGGTTTAATTCTAACAGTAGTTTCAGGATAAGGATTACCTTCTCTCTGTTCTACTACTAAATCCCATCCGTTTATAACGTCAGTAAAGTCACCTACATCTTCATCTTCTGCTAAAGCAAGTAATGCTTTATAGATAGTAATTCCGAATCCCCATAATCTAACTCCTTTATCTTCTTCTCCTCTTACTACAACAGGAGCAAAGATTCTAGTCTTAGGTGATATCTTACCAGCTAATGACCAATTGTCTTTATCTGAGGTTTTCTTAAGTTCTTTTACAAACTCTTCAATAGGGTCTTGTTTACCAAAGTTTGATAATGCAACCATAGGGTATTTTCCAATACCGTAATGAAATTTTAATTCCTTAAAAGGGAATGCAGGGTCATATACAGAAGGTACAATCCTTACTGTTTGTTTGCCCAGTTGTGGTTTCCAAAAAATTGTGGAATAATCCGTTTTTTCTCTTTGCTGACCGCTACTATTTAACGAATCAAGCTTTGCGCGTATAGCATTTAAATCCATATAACTAATTTTAATTTATAACTTATTACTAATAATATAAGAACTTTTTATCAGTTCTCCAACTCTATAATCTTATAAAGTTTTGTGTTCACTCTTTTGAGTTCCGGACCTTTAGTTAATAGAATGCAATTTCTATAATCTGTCCAGTTGATGCGGTAATTTGTATCTAATACACCTTCATTAAGTTCTTTAATTAAAGTGTTTAATGCGTTGATTGTATATAATGTGTTAGATTCTTTCTTTCTATGCACTAAAATAGTATTCTCTAAAAACGTTCCTACGTTTCCAAAGTCAACATTATAGGTACATATATATTCCTCTTGCGATTTTGAATATAGTACGAAAATTTTGTTGTAGATTATTTTATACCTTTCTTGAATCTCTTCTAAGACTCCTTCTAAAGTCTCTTCAGTAGCAAAAGTACAGAAAAGTTTGTTGCTCATATCGTCGTATAAATCTAACGGTTCAATGTCGTAATCGAACGCCGCTATAACTTGTTGTTCTATCATTTATAAATATGTTTTCGTTTTATAAACTAAGGTCTTTTGAATATTTAAATTTTATTGGGTACTTACCCCCTGATTCCAGTATCTCCTTTAGTTCTTCTAATGTTTCTTTTCCGTCTTCCTTATGAAAGTCAAATAATAATGCATCGTATGTATACAAGACTAACTTAGTTTTCTTATTTTTTAAGTAGCCTAGTACTTCTTTTAATATAAGAATATTTCTTGAAGTTTCAAGCGATTGCATGATATAATTCATTAATTTTTGTGGATTCATGTCTTTTAACCCTCTTGTGAATGGTTTTCCACTAATAGGCGCCAAGACTCTTCCGTCATTTTCGTATCTTTCCCACAGATCTTTGATATAGTCATTGATCTTTGTAAAAATTTCAAGGAAAGCATATTTTTCTGGTATCTTTCCATAAATTGCGTGAAAGTTAATTTGTTTTGCTTTATCATATTCATCTTCTGTGATTTCTTCTTTATTAAAATATTGTTTTGCTAACTGAGTATGAGCTGATTCATTTGTAAGAGGGTAATTAATCTGATCACAAAGTAAACGCAGGTGATACCCGTCAAAATCCAACTCGACAAAATAGTCTCCTTGCGGCCGAAAGCAGGATCTATAGTCCCTTCCCTTAGGTATTGCAGCGAAATTAACGCTGTTAAAAGCATTAGTAGGTCTAGAAGTAACATTGTATAAGTTATATGAGGTTAGTACTGTATTATCTATTGTATTGTACCTCGGGTTACGAGGTTTAAACATTTTATTAAAATTTTCATAAAAAATACCTAATCCAGCTTGTTCTAGTAGAAAAAATACATTAGTAGCAGTTTTATTATAGAAATCAAATCCTTCAGGTATGTTATAATCTACTACATCTTTAACTTTTTCATATACTTTTTCACAACTTTCATATAATTTAGATAATGGAATTAACTGATTTATATGTTCAAAACTATTATATCTGTTATAAAAATAATTTAATGTAGTAGTCTCTCTAGAATATTCTAATCTATCGTAGTTTGTCATACTATAGACTAACGATAAGTCTATGGCTTCTTGTAGATTAAAGTGATAGAGAAGGTTCTTTTTATTTAAGGTATAAAGTGTACTAGCAGATAATAAAATTTGGTAGACACGTTCTTTAGATACATTCAATCCTTCATCGTGACTGACAGGTATAATAAATCCATGCTTAGAATGTACAGGTCTAATGTATACTGCTACTGTTTTTGTAAGCTTTTGATGATAAAGATCATTTGAACTTATAACATCTACATATAACCCTAATTTCGATAACTTTTCTAAGTTTAATAACTTAGATTCTTTTTCAACTATATAAAACACTTATGAAACCTTTCTTATAATATACGATTTTTATTCGTAATAACAAACTCTGAGGGATCTTTTAGTATTAATGAGATTCCTTTCATTTGTTTATCAGCTTCTATGGTCATATTTTTATTTCTAGTTATACTACCACTATAGACGTAATCTTCTTTTACTATATCGTAAGCTGGTTGGGTTAAGTCCCATTTAAAATTAAGGCTTTCAATATAATTATACTGTGATAATCCTACGTGTCTTTGTTTTTTAGTTTCAATAACTTCTTTAGTTCTAGTATCTTGAGAAAAATATCTTACTACATACCCTCTTTCAAAATCTTTAGAAGTTGGCTGTATATGTTCACCAACAAAATTAGCAAATATTAATTTATCATCTAATCTTCTTAGCTCTTTTGCATTTTTAGAAGGTTTATTCCCAGTATAGAACTTATCGTTGTATGTAATAAAGTACGGACCTGTATAGTATTTACCGTCTTCTGTGACGTAATCCTTACCGTTAGTATATTTTGTACTACTATATTTTGATTTAGGTAAATACATAATTAGTTCTTAGGTATGATAAACATTTGACTTGTTAATTTAGTGGTCCATAAATTTTCTGTAAACTGTTGCTCTATACCTGTGATTATAAATCCAGTTATTTCTTTATACCTTTCAGGTAGTATTTCATTAGAAATTTTTAATCCCTGTCCAACTTTTAATCCGCTTATACCTTTAAGTTCTATATTTAATTCTAAAGGTATAATTCCCGGTAAAGGTTCTTTTCTATCTGTTTTATATTTTGTTAACGCTGCTACTGTTTGTTTTGTATGTGTAGCTTTTAATGATTTCATAGACTTACTCCCTTCCACATATGTTTCATTATCATCCTTCTCTATATCTTTTTTAAATTCTTCTAAAACTGTATTAGTGGTTTCTTCTGTAGATACAGGAATTTTTTCATCTCTTATAAATTTAGTAGGATAAAATCTATCAATTAATCCATCATTCCATTTTTGCATTGATAGCATATCCTCTCCTACATCTGTTCTAGATACTTGTGCTGCTACAGCTACAAAACTAGCTATTCTGTTAGAAAGCTTACTACCTAAAGAAAGATCTAAAACAGAAGATCCTAATCCTATTACATCTATTTCTGTAGCTTCTGGTGGTAAATCTCTATCGACAACGTAGTAGGTAAAATTACTATCTTCATAGTGTATGTCGAAATTGTTAACTCCTCCTGCATTTTCATTTAAATTATTTAAAATTGATTTAACTAAATGAAAAACTGTAGTTTTTTCTTTATCAGAACTGTTTTTAAAACCATCTAATATACTTAAAACTAAGTCGATATTCACATTTATATCTAACATTGAGTCTGAAGGATTTTCTTCTCCTTGGAAAGAGTATGCCTTGCCTGGTAAAAATCCAATTTCTGGGTCCAACATAAAATGTTCTGGAAATGTAACATAAGGTTGGGTATCGTCTTCTCCTTTCACAGTTTTAAATTTAACAATATGCTTATTATCTGTAGATCTAATCATTAAAGATTGATTTATAGCAGATAGTATCTGTGAAAGTGGTAAGTAGAAAAATTTATTTATCTCAGTACTTTCTTTTGCGTCTACTTTATGTGATATTATTTTTAACTCACCAGTCTCTTCTACAATTTTATCATGTAACTCTTTGCTTTTAGAAGGTATAAACTTACCTTCTTTTCTGTAGTTTTTTATTTCTTCTAGTAACTCTTCTAGAGATGTTCCAATTTGTGATCTGTCTCCTTCTTCTGCAGCTTCATCTTTATCTGTATTAACAAATATTAAAGATTTTATAGATTCAACTAACTCACCTTTAGAAATAATATCGACTTTACAGTCATATTCTCCATTTTTTGCATAAGACCATGTAAAGTTTTTGATTGTCCCGAACATTCCATCGTAAGCATAATTTTGATCAACTTTTAATTTTTCTATTTTATCTTGTATCTGTACAGGGTCATTACCTTTAAAGTATACATCATCACCAACAGTCTCTATTACAGAAGAGATGTTGCCATCTTTATCAACATAATGTGAATTTCCCCATTCTACTAATATAGAAAATCCTGGTCTTAAAAATAAAGATTCTAAATTACTGAGTTGAGTAGGAGAATTTGCTTTAAATTCTACAGATGCTGCTTTTATAGATCCGAAAACATTTTTTGACTGTACAATTAGGCTATCTAATCCAGGCATAGGTATAAAACCAAACTCTGGACTTATTTCATAGGAACTATCTTCTTGTCCTGGTCTGAATCCCTGTCTTATGGTTTGATTGTAGAGTGTGCCTCCTAGTAATACATTATTCTTAGCTAAGTCGTTACCGTCTTCTGTATTAACAGCAGAGGATAATTTTATCCAGGAATGGTTACTATTAAGGTAAACTAATTGAGAATCTTCTCTACCGCTCTGTAAACTTAGTAGTTTATTCCTAGCATCTAAAATTTCTGATACTCCTTTAGTGAATGGTCCACCTAATATTCT